ATATTTTAATAGGCAGAAAAAAAGGAGAATTTTTTCATACTATCATCTATTTATTATTTTTAAGGTCAGTTTTTTGCTTAGAATTAATGTATTTATATATAAAAATAAATCTTTAATTAAACTAAAAAAATGGCATCTACTACAAAAGTATTCGTTTCTCCGGGAGTTTATACCTCAGAAAGAGACTTAACTTTCGTTGCTCAAAGTGTTGGTGTAACCACGTTAGGTTTAGCTGGTGAGACTCTACAGGGTCCAGCGTTTGAACCTATCTTTATTACTAACTTCGACGAGTATCAAGTTTATTTCGGTGGCACAAGCCCAGAGAAATACGTAAACACACAAATCCCTAAATATGAAACTTCGTATATCGCAAAATCATATTTACAACAATCAAATCAATTATTTGTAACAAGAATATTAGGTTTATCAGGTTATGACGCAGGACCATCTTGGTCGGTTGTTACTATTGGTAACGTGGATAGTTCAACTATCGGAGTATCAGGTTCATCACCAACAGCAGTAGGATATGTATATTTTACAGGTACCACAGGTGCTAGTACAAATATAACAATACTACCTTCATTACCATCATTAATATCTGCAGATTTTTACAATCAATACACAACCGCAAATGGTGATAGTTCAAGTCTATACTTAGATTTTCAAAATTATATCTCAGCTCAGGTTGGTTTATTCTCAATCGCATCACCAACATCAGGAAAAACCTCTTATTTTTGGGGATCGGTTAATTCCGCAACATACAGTGCCGTTACAGGGTCACCTTTTAATACTACTGCAGTTACTGAAACATTTGGTGTTGATAATGTTATTTTTGCAAATAATGATTTAAGTTCATATTTAAACGATCCTTGGTATTATGCATTGTTTGACTATTCAAAATCACAAAGTGTTGGTAGTTACAATGGGTATGGTTTCGGAGCATCTTTAAATTCAATATCTGCAATAACTTCAGGATTTTCTGGTTCTGTGGCAGTTTATGGGACTGTTTATTCAGGAACACCATACAGTGAATACGATGATTTAATTGTTGCAACATTAAGATCAAGAGGTATTACAAATTATTCTAGTACTCAACACGGACCTGATTTTCAAGTTAGTGCAACAACAGGTGTGAATATAATAACAACAGGATCATATTCAGGAGTCGCTCTTAATCCTTTTGAAACATTTGCAATTTCAGGCATCACAAATGACGGAGACACATTTAGTTTTGAAACTTCTTTATCTTCAACAGACTCAGAATACATCTCCAAAGTTTTTGGAAGAAGTAATTTTGGTAAAGATAGAAATGAAGTTCCTTTATTTGTTGAGGAAGTTTACTCAAGTTTATTACTTAATGGTTATAGAAACGGTAAAATTAGAGGTATCTACAATACATTGATTGATCTTCCTGGTGTTACAGACGATTCAAATATTCAAGATTACAGTGATTCAATCGCATTTTACTTAGAACAATACCAAACACCAGAAACACCATATATCGTTTCAGAATTAAGAGGTAATAAAGTTTTTAAATTATTTAAATTCAAACTTATTTCTGACGGTAATGCAGCAAACAGATTGGTTAAGATGTCAATTGGTAACATTTCATTCTCAAATAGAACTTTCGATGTATTCATTAGAGATTTCTATGATAATGATCAAAACGTAAGGGTTGTGGAGAGTTTTACAAACTGCTCAATGGATCCAAACCAAAATAACTACGTTGCAAATAAGATTGGAACATCTAATGGTGAGTATGAAGTGAGATCTAAATATGTGATGTTAGATATGAGTGACGAGGCACCAACAGACGCACTTGCTTGTGGTTTTGAAGGTTATATTTCAAGAGAGTATGCTAACTCGACACCACCATTTGTTATCTACAAAACTAAATACTTACAGGCAGGTGAAGTAATATATAACCCTCCTTTTGGGTCGTCTTCAGGTGGAGACAATCCTGTTATTTCTAACGGCGAAAATCCAAGAAAGGCATATTTAGGTATATCAAATATTACCGGAATCGATTACGATTTCTTCGAATACAAAGGAAAACAAATTCCAGCAAACTTAGCTACCGACACAGTAGGTCTTGGTTGGGGTTATAAAACAAAAGGTTTCCACATGGATAGTGGGGCAACTGTTGTTACAATGTATAATGTATTAACATCAGCATACACACAAGCGTTTGAAGTTGGTGCGGGGTCGTTTAATAGTGAACCTTTAGATTCTGATAATCCATATTTCAGATTAAATACTCGTAAATTTACAGTATTGGCTTACGGTGGGTTTGACGGATGGGATATCTACAGAGAATACAGAACTAACGGTGACTCATACGCATTAGGACAATCAGGATTTAAATATGGTGCGGCGTCATCAGTAAGTTTCCCAACAGCATCAGGATGGGGAGCATTCAAACAAATCTCAGGACCAAACCAAGAGACTTGGGCAAATACTGACTACTACGCTTACAAATGGGGACAAGCAACATTCGCAAACCCTGAATCGGTTAATATCAATGTATTTACAACACCGGGTATTGATTATGTAAATAACTCAAACTTAGTTGAAGATGCTATTGATATGGTTGAAACGGACAGAGCAGATTCAATCTACATTTGTACAACACCTGACTTTAACTTATTCTTACCAACTTACCAAGATATTGAGGAAGGTTTAATCTATCCTCAAGAAGTTGTAGATAACTTAGAAAATACAGGTATTGATTCTAACTACACCGCAACTTACTACCCATGGGTATTAACAAGAGATACGGTTAATAATACACAAATCTATATACCTGTAACTGCAGAGGTCGTTAAAAACTTAGCATTAACAGATAACATTGCCTTCCCTTGGTTCGCATCTGCGGGTTACACAAGAGGTTTAGTAAACTCAATTAGAGCTCGTAAAAAGTTAACTCAAGAAGATAGAGACACACTTTATAAAGGTAGAGTTAACCCAATTGCAACATTCTCAGACGTAGGTACCGTAATTTGGGGTAACAAAACTTTACAAGTTAGAGAATCTGCACTTGATAGAATCAACGTAAGAAGATTGTTATTACAAGCACGTAAATTGATTTCAGCGGTAGCGGTAAGATTATTGTTTGAACAAAATGATGATAAAGTTAGACAACAATTCTTAGACTCAGTTAACCCTATATTAGATGGAATCAGAAGAGATAGAGGTTTGATTGACTTTAGAGTTACCGTTTCTAACACACCTGAAGATTTAGATTCAAACACCCTTACAGGTAAAATCTTCTTGAAACCAACAAGAGCGTTAGAATACATTGACATCGAGTTTGTTATCACACCAACAGGAGCATCTTTTGATGACGTATAATAAAAAATAAAATTAATGGGGAGTAGAAATATTCCCCATTATATATTTATAATAAAAAGAATCATGAAAATTAAAAAAAAACTAATTAAAGAAACTGTTGGTAATGACTTATCAACTTATAAAACATATTCACAAAAAAAACAAAACATAATTATAACTGAAAGTCAATTAGAAAAAATTTTAGAAATAATTAACAAAAAATGAATATAAAGAAACACATATACAGTTATTTAAACAAACGTAAATTAAATGAGGGTTTTGACGAGGAAGGAAACCCTGATACAAAATATTATGCGTTTGATTGGGATGATAACATTGTTTTTATGCCAACACAAATTATGGTGATGACTGAAAATGAAGAAGAGGTTGGAATGTCCACTGAAGATTTTGCTGAACACAGACACGAATTGGGGGTTGAACCTTTTAATTATAAGGGAACTACCGTTGTTGGTTACGCACCTAATCCATTTAGAAACTTCAGATTAGAAGGTGATAAAAGATTTATTATAGACTCAATGGTTGCATCACCCGGTCCTTCATGGAACGACTTTGTGGAATGTATTAATGGTGGGTCAATATTTGCAATCATTACAGCAAGAGGTCACAATCCTGAAACACTAAAAGAAGCAACATATAATTATATTGTTTCTAATCACAACGGTATTAATAAGAATACATTAGTAGAGAATTTAAAAAAATATAGAAACTTTAGTGCTGATGAAAAATTAGAAGAAGGGTTTGATTTAAATTTCACAGATAAAGATTTAATAGATGAATATTTGGATCTATGTAGGTTTCATCCTGTAACATTTGGGGAAGGAAGTGCTGCGAACCCTGAAGAAGGTAAAATCAAAGCTATGAGGTCTTTTATAACCTACTGTAAAGAATTGGCTAAAGAAATTGGTGAAAAAGCATTTTTCAAAAACGACGTAACCAATCAAGAAACAGTACCTTCTATTGGATTTTCAGATGATGATTTAAAGAATGTAGAAAAAATGAAAGAATTTTTATCTAGTGAATATGAAGAAAATCCAGTAAAAACATATTTAACTAAAGGAAATATTAAAAAAGAATATTAAAACCGGATTTCTAGAAAGATATTTTCAAAATGAAAAAAAGTAAATAGAAAAAAAATAAACAACACAATATTTATATAATAAATAAAACAATTAAAAAAGAGAAAACATGGCTGATTTACTAATGAAAATGCCTTTTCAATATGAACCTAAAAGAAAAAATAGGTTTATATTAACTTTTCCATCATCTTTGGGTATCAATTCTTGGTATGTTGAAAGTGCGTCAAGACCATCAATAGATATTGGAAAAAAAGAAATTAAATTCTTAAACACTGAAACATATGTATCAGGATCATTCAAATGGGGTGAGATTACAGTTAAATTAAGAGATCCAATCGGACCTTCAGCATCTCAAGCCGTTATGGAATGGGTAAGGTTACATGCAGAATCTGTAACAGGACGTATGGGTTATGCTGCGGGTTATAAAAAAGACGTTGATTTGGAAATGTTAGACCCAACAGGTGTGGCGGTTGAAAAATGGATTCTTCAAGGGTGTATTATAACTAAAGTTAACTTTGGTGATGTTGGATATGGTGGTGACGATTTGGCGATGGTAGACATGACATTACAACCTGATAGATGTATATTAGTTTACTAATTAAAAATAAAATATATTTTACTAACCCATCTTTATAAGGTGGGTTTTTTATTTACATAAAATGAATGTCAAGTATATTTAAAATAAAAAATTATGGATCAATCATTAGAATACGGACAAATGAGTTTTAACCTACCCCATGACGTTGTTAAGTTACCTTCCAAAGGAATATTTTACACACCAAAAAAAGAATCTGTTAAAGTTGGTTATTTAACTGCAAGTGATGAAAATCTTTTAATGTCACAAAATAGTTCTAAAGACGGTATTGTTAATACTCTATTAAAAAATAAAATTTATGAACCTGGATTTAATATAGAACAATTAATAACTGTTGATGTTCAGGCAATATTATTATTTTTAAGAAACACAGCTTTTGGACCTGAATATAATTTTAGTGTTATAGACCCAAGAACCGATAAGTATTTTGATGTAACATTAATTTTAGATGAGGTATCATACTTACCTATGAATCATACACCAGACAATGAAGGTTTATTTACTTATACTTTACCAAAATCACAAAAAATAGTTAAATTTAAATTAATTAATGTTGGTGAAGAAAAAAAAATAGACTCTTTATTGGAAAATTACCCAAAAGGTATGGTGGTTCCAATTATCACTAAACGACTTGAAACTCAAATCGTCGAGTTAGATGGTAGTAGAGACAAAGGAGTTATTGCTACATTTATTAATAATATGCCTATTTCAGATTCTAAAGAACTTAGAAAATTCATAAACGAATGTGAACCAAAAATGGATTTACAAAGAAAAGTAATCGCCCCGTCTGGAGAAGAAGTGACAGTTAATGTCTCTTTTGGGGTGGAATTTTTTCGCCCTTTCTTCTGAATTTAAACAACAATTATTAGACGAAATATATTATTTAGTAAAGTTTGGTAATTTTTCTTATTCTGATCTTATGTCTATGCCTGTTTATGAAAGAAAATTCTTTATGAACAAGTTATATAAAGAATATGAAAAAAAGGACGAATAACTATTTATATAATAAAAAACTATGATGATGTGGTGGTTAACAACTACAGGTCCTGGATCTGAATGGGATCAAAAGGGTGAGACTATTAAGTCTATGTTTGATTCTATTGGGGGAGCTTTAGATAAGCTACAAGACCCTAATACAACCATGAGGGCACTTACCGAAATGGAAGATGGTGCTAGGTCTTTACAAAAAACCATGTCTAGTGGGATGGTATTTGAATCTGGTAAATTTAGAGAAGAACTTTTCAAATCATACAAAGAGGTCCTAAAAATGGGAGGGACTTTTGAAGATGTCACAAAGGCCGTAAAGGGGTTTTCGGACGGAATGGGAAAAATTGTTTTCATGACTTCCGACACCACACAATTTGGTGAAACTTTTTCTGAAAGTTTAGTTGCGATGTCAAAAACAACCGAATTAACTACGGATGCTTTAGGTGGGATGGTTTCGGAATTTATGAGACTTGAGGGATCCCAAATCAAAAGTGTTGAAACTATGCAAAAATTAGCAAAAACCGCTCGTATGTCGGGGGTTGATAGTGGAAAACTTTTGGAAGAAGTTAAAGGATCTATTGGTAAAATAGATAGTTACGGATTTAAAAATGGTGTTGAGGGGTTAACTAAAATGGCGATACAGGCTAAACAACTTAGAACTAGTGTTGATGATATAGGTGCTCTCGGTAAGGCTCAAGATTTTTGGGATCCTGAAAAGGCTATTGAAACTGCTGCCAATTTACAAATGCTTGGAGGTGCGATCGGTGATTTAGGAAACCCATTTAAACTTATGAATATGGGTATGAATGACGTTGAAGAACTACAAAATCAAATGGTTGATTTGGCTGCGAACGCATTTAAAATAGACGAAAAAACGGGTGAAATAGACATAAGCAACACCTCAAAAATGAGACTAAAAGAACAAGCCGGTTTTTTTAATAAATCATTAGAAGACTATACCAAAATAGGTAGGGAAGCCTTTAAAGCTAAACAAGTTATAAATGAAATGGCTGGCACAGGTCTTGCCGATATACCAAAAGATCAAAAAGCATTATTAGCATCACTTACCGAATTTAAAGGTGGTAAAATGTCAATAGACATTCCCGGTTTAAAAACAGATGATTTAGCTACTGAAATGGAAAAATATCCAGATAGAATTCAGGGGGCTCTTGAAGATTACCAAAAAAAGGCTGCGTTATCTGATAAAGATTTGGCGGTTCAAGGACTAACCCTTCAAGATAAACTAACCTCAGACGCAAGAATCATTAGAGACACACTTTTAATGAGACTTGGAGATACCCAAAGGCAAGACATTATAAATCAATTTAGAGAAGGTATTGATATTGTTGGTGAAAACGTTAAGGGAGGTGTAACACAGGCGGCAAATATTGCCGCAGAAGGACTAAAAAATATTAAAGATAGAGCGGGGACATCGGGAGGAGGTAAAATATCTCAAGAAGAAGAACTAAAACTTAAAGAAGAAAACGCTAAAAAAGACAAAGATAAGATGAATAGAACAACCATAAATAGTCCAAGTACAAGCGTAAATACCGAAAAAGTTATAGTGAACAATAAAGGTGGTTCAAACTCTGAAGATGGGACAAAACCGGTAAAATCAGATGCTGCTTTTTCAACAGGAAACAAAGTTTTAAGTTTAGGTAAAGGTGAGATGTTTAATTTTATAAAAGATGATGAAGCGGTATTTGCGCCAAATTTATTAAAAAATTTAGACATACTTAAAAAAACGTATGAGGATTCTTTTAAAATTAAAAATACTTTTGGTAGTAGTCAAAATTTTTCAAACATTAAAGAAATGTCTACCGCACAAACCACAAAAACCGAATCAACCCAAAAAATTGAAGCATCGGGGGATATTAATATAAATATAAATGTTAACACTAGTGGAACATTATCCGATGCACTTATGAAAGATAGGACATTTACTCAAGAATTAAAAGATAGAGTCATGACAATCATCAAAGATAAGTCAAAAATTGCGATAGAAAAAGGTCAAGTAAAATAAAAAAAACACCCAGCTTCTATTTATTAATAAAAACATTAGATGGAAAGTCCGCTATCATTTGATTCTACTGAAAATTTTAGAAAAAAACTATTATTAAAGAATTTAAAACCTTATAAGGTTGATGGTTTTTACAGCCCTACAGAAATTGTAACAAATAGAGAGTTTTTTGTAACCGACAATTCCGTTGTTGATACAACATCATTAGACATAACATCAAAATTAATTGAGCCTTCTTTAATTGGGCAAAATAAATATACACCACAGTCAGGAAACTTTGGTGAGATTGTTAATATAAATTTAAACAAAACAAGTCAAACAAATTTAGGTTTTTACGGATACCCAAAAACCGAGAAATCTTTTTTAGAAATATTTGGTAAAACCAAAGAAAATGAATTAATTGTTCAAAACCAATATGGGCCTGAAGGTCAGCAAAGTAAAAAAACAGTTACACCTAACATTAATTTTCAAACTAAAGCAAATGAAGGTAACTACGGATATACCGATTCAATTAATAGTAGTTTAGAAAAAAGAGGAAACGAACTAGAAAGATTTCTTAGAGTATTGAATAAGTATGGTCCCGAAAAAGGTGGTGGACAATATGGTGATACTGTCGTATTTGAATTACGAGCGGCAAAATTTAATACTGGAGAATACCAAAATCAAAAAGATGCTGATGGCAGTGAACTTGAAAGAGAGGGTCAGAAACAAGAGACATTCCAATATGTAAAAAACAAATACGGACCATTCTCAAGAGCCGGTAGATCTTATGGTAGCACTGTCGATATTAATAAAGATCAACAAACCCAATCAAATTTTGGAGAATACTTCCCAACAGAAAGTTCAGGAGATAATAGTCAATTAGAAGTTTTTGGTGAACAAAGTTTGGTTATTTTATTAAATAACACTTACCAACCGTTTAATCCTGTTGAAGCAACACCAAATGATAATATTGAACAAAAACCAAATAAAGGAGAATATCTTTATAGTTCATTTGCAAACAAAACAACAGAAGAATCAAAAACATATTATTATGCAAAAAATAAGTATAATAGTGGTGAAGGAACTTTCACAACACCTGAAGAAAAAACATATATAAATGAAACTATAAATAGTCCATACAGGTTAAGTGATAGCACATTTGCGTTTATTCCTTCAGAATACTTACCGGTTAAAATTTTAACAACAGATAACGTTGAAAATATAAATGGGAGTGATGGTAAACTTAGTCAAGACTCTTCTTTAGCTCAAATTGGTGCTAAACAACTACAAAAAGAATTTAAAGCTAGAGTTGCATTTGAATTGTTACAACAAACTTTAGGTAGATCAACCCTTAGTAATTCGTCAATATCTCCAGATAGTGGTGGTATTTCGGTAAAACCAAATTTAAATCCATTCGATGCGTTAGGCGTTCTATCAAATAATCTACCTATTATACAAAGGGATTTTAAAATAACACAACCACTAATCGACACACCGGGAGCATTAAGTTTTACTGCGAGACTCTCAGGTTTATATTCACCATATTCTATTATACCTGGCGAATATTTTGATTACCCTAATAGAAACTTTATTAGTCAAATTCAAGATAATCCTGTTGGGGCTGTAAATAATATATTAAACAATTTAGTTAATAAAATTGCGGCACCATTAATCGATACCTCATCAGAATTATTTTTATCTAACACGTCAGCGGCGGTTAGAGGGTTATTATTTGATCAACTATTTTATAACTATTATAGACCAAACTATCTTTTAACTTCATTAAGAAGTCCTAACTTACTTGCACCACAAGGTAATTACTATATTGGTAGCAATAAAAATTTCATAAGAGATGCTGTTAGTCCTAAAACCGATTTAGCAAAATGGAAAAACGGTAAGGCAAACGTAGGGCCTGTTTTCAGTTACAGCGAAATATCAAAAGAATATGAAGGTCAAAAAATCTCTGACTTAGCCTTTGGGGTATACGCAAAACCATTCTATGATAGTGTAGGTATTCAAGGAGGATTTACTTGGGTAGCAGATAACAATACTTACCAACCGGGTAAATTTGTTGGACCTGGAAATCTTCAAATAAATAATGCAGGAACCGATACGGTTTTTGAACAATCTTCTTTTGGTCCTGAATATAATAAAACAAAATCATCAGATTTTGATTTTACCGAAGGATCAATATTAGATGTAACCCAAAAGTTAGTTCAAGCGGCAAATAACTCATCAAGAAGATCTGAACACGTTGGAAACGCAATAAACCAAGTTTCAAAAGTGTTTAAAGACGGACTTTTAGAAATGACTAAAGGTTCTAAAGTTATTAGATACACCACACCAAATTCTATAAATAAAAGTGCATCAATAAAAGGTTATGAATATTGTAGATTATTTACAAAAGACAGACCATACTACTCATTCAATGAGTTACAAAAAACTGATGGATTAACAAGAATGAGTGGTAAAGATTCGTATTCTGTTTTAGACAACACATATAATTTGAATATCGCACCGATGGGTTCAGTTAATAATTTGGGGTCGAGCAATATTGATATTAGTGGTAAGGTTAAAAAATACATGTTATCTATTGAAAATTTAGCATGGAGAACTTCAAGTAGACCTGGTTATAGAGTTGATGATTTACCTGCTTGTGAGGTGGGACCAAATGGAGGAAGAATAATGTGGTTCCCTCCTTATGATTTAACTTTCAGTGATGATACAACAGCACAATGGGATGGTGTAAGATTTTTAGGTAGAACCGAACCTTTATATGTTTATAAAAATACCGAAAGAAAAGGTTCCCTTTCTTTTAAAATAGTGGTGGATCACCCGTCAATAATGAATATTATTGTTAATAAAGAATTAGAAAAAGAAACAAATAGTGAAACCACAAAAATTATAGATTCATTTTTTGCTGGATGTTTAAAGTATGATCCTATAGATCTATTAAAAAAATATAGACAGTTTAGTTTAAGTGATATTTTTGAAACAACCACAGCACTTAGAACTATCAGAGAATTAGAACAGGTCCAAAAGGAACTACCCGGAAACCCGATAGGGGAGACAACCACCAACGAAGGGCAGGACCTACCAAACGCAAATGAAACAAC